TATACCGGAGGTCTTCTCCGTGTTCGGGAAGGGTGCCTTTCTCAAGTTTCTCAATGTGTTTCAGGGTGCTACGATTAAGGTACCCAGTCGTGAGGTACTAGACGCTAGCATTAGGGATGTGTCCGTGTTTCTGGCGTTGACCACCACGTCGGCCGCCCAGCGTCCTCAGGCTATTAGGTCCCTGGCTAAGTCACACGGAGTTTCGCCTGGGGCTATCCGGGAAGGGTTTGCCCGTGTATCTACGGCGTTTGAGACTCTAGGCTTGCGTTATGTCCCTTGACGATTCTAATCAGTTCCTGCCTCTAGCCTCCTTAGCCTTGCTATCAGAGCAGATGGCCAATGCTTTCTTCTGCGGAGGGAAGATTCAGCCCATAGCCGCCGAGGCTGGTAGGGCTGCTGCGGAAGATTGGTCGGCTAAGTTTGACCTGATGCGGCAGGTTCAGGTAGCTCGGGAGATGGTGGGTTACAACCATGTACTAACGAGCTTGGAAAAGGTAGAGTCAAAGCTCTTTTCCGACGGGACTATCAAGGCTTGTATGTCGTCCGTGGAGGATATGGAGAGGGTGCATACTGCATGTTTGAAGTCGTTGAAGTTCCGTGCTGAGCATGCGGCCGAGGTTAGAGAGTCCGTAGAAAAGAAGGCGGGGGTAGTGGGTATACAGGAGGTTAACAAGCACCTACATCTACACGTGGGGTCTGCGTCCACTGCGGATATTCCAGAGGCGTTGCTTAGGGACGAGAAGGAACGACGCATGTTGTTAATGGTGCATGATATCATGATGGAGGGAACAAAGGAGGCTGCTGGAACGGCCAGGATAGGTCCACCTAGGGTGAGGCCACCTAGGGTATTTGATCCCCCTCCGGAGATGATTTCAGCTCCTCCCAGACCGTTGACGGACGAGGATATACGTGAGTTAGATGGTAGATAATGTTGCTAGTTCCGCCGAAGAGTGGATCAGGGAGTTTGAGAAACACGGACCAGAGAATGCCGCCTCTTTCTCTGGTATGCTCTTAAAGAGGTACGGAAACAGTCCGGAACTTAAGCATTTTCGTTGGTTGCTGGACGACTACGTTAGGACCGGGGGTTTCTCGGTTCTAGAAGCTTTGATTCCTATAGATCACGAGGAAAAGCTTCTGTCTTTTGAAGAGTGGGTGCATAGCGAGTACCATTCAGGGGTTATAGGATCTGAGTTGTTCGATCTATGGAAGAGAGAAATAAAGCTAGTTGTAAGCCCTAGACATCCTATAATAGAGTGGGGTATTACAGGGTGTATAGGAGGGGGCAAGTCGTATGCCGCCGTGGTGGCGATGCTGTATAAGGGTCCGTACTTCTGCTCTTGCCTGCGCTGGCCACAATCCTACCTCGGTCTAGCTCAGGATACGACTATCATTTTCTCTATGTTCAATGCTATATTGAAGAATGCCCAACACGTGGGTTTCAAGTACATGGCTGATTTTGTTCGGGGCAGTAAGTGGTTTACTAATCACTGTCAGGCTAAGATTTCCTTGGCTTCTGGGCGAATAGATTGGACAACCAAGAATTTGTCTTTGCAAATTGGGTCTAGTGAGGTTCACGCTTTAGGCGGTAACGTGTTATCGTACATGATCGACGAAGCTAACTTCATGAAGACTCCAGAGGGACGTAGTGCTCAGGAGACCCAGGCTTATAAGATATACAATCACGCTACCCGACGAATGAAGTCTAGGTTTCTAAAGATGGGTGTAAACCCTGGGTTTGCCTGTATTGTGTCGTCTAGGTTGTCGGAGACTTCGTTTCTTGAGGATCTTATTCGAGATAATAAGGACAATCCTACATTTCACGTCACGGACTTGGCTTTGTGGGATGCCTGGGGGTATGGGAACTACTGCTCTCATCACTTTAGGGTGGCTGTGGGGAATAAATACCGCCATTCAGAGGTATTAGACGAGGTAGACACTCACGGTTCTGCTAACACCAAGGATTGGACGATAAAGGAAGGAACGTCCAAAGATGTACCTAAAGGAATGAAGATCACTAGGATCCCGGCGGACTTATATTTTGAGTGCCTTAAGGACATCGATGGTTGTCTGCGGGAAGCGGCGGGTATTGCAACCTTCGGCTCCAGTCCCTTGATTTGTCGTACAGAGAGTGTGTGGGAATGCATAGACGCTAGCAGGAAACATCCGTTCACTGTTCAAGAAGCTACTCTGTCCTTAGACGATCCTGATTCGTCGCTTGTGTCCATTACGCAGTGGAAAGATCTGTGCCACATAGTCAAGGGAGAGTGGATTCCTAAGTATCATCCTGGGGTGCCACGTATCGTACACGTGGATCTAGGTTTGACCGGAGACGCAGCAGCTATAAGTATGGGTTGTAGTTACGACGTCTACTCCAAGTCGGAGTTTAACCCTACGACCGGACAGATACAGTCAGAGTGGTGTCCGAAGGTATGGGTAGACTTCATGCTACGTATCGTTCCGGTGCGTGGACAGCAGATTGACCTGGGGAAGATTGTGACCTACATCGTAAACCTAAGGAACTACGGGTTTAACCTTCAGAGGGTGACCTTTGACGGGTTTGCGTCCGAGATGGCTATTCAGAGTGTACTGAAGGCGAACCTAACCCCTCCCCGATCTTCGCTTAAGCAGCGGAAGTCGGCAGACGAGGTGGTTAGGGTCGAGAGCTACGTGGTTAGCGTGGACAAAGACGATAAGCCTTACCGCATGCTCAGAGACATGCTATTCCATGGGGACGTGTCTTACTATAACTACCCTCCGTTCGTAAACGAGGTTCTGGCTCTGGAACATGACGTGAGCAAGACGGCAGGAGGAGTCATCAAGGGTAAGGTAGATCACCCGCCTAAGGGCACGAAAGACGTGGCGGATGCGGTGGCGGGTATGGTCTGGGGTATAGCTACGTCGAAGGTATCCATGCCCAGCGGTCCGGTGAAAGAGTCTGTGGGAGATCCTCCTCGCAGCGACATAGAAAGTCAGCTAACCTCCGATATAGTAAGGGATTATGGGCCGGACGTCCATCGTATCGCAGCATTGGTGCCTACACCAATACCGACGCCTCCTCCGAGGACGGCACGTAGCCATAAGATACAGACACGGAGCTGGCACGACGATATAGGATCAGGGTTCGGGAAGCACCGTCCATGAGTATTACACTATTACTATGAGAACTAGTTTACCCAAGGAGATATGACATGGGATTCCTTCGAGATACGTGGAATACTCTACTCCAGCTGCGGCATGCGACGAACCAAACACAACAGGGATCGAGCCCTGTAAGAATAGGGTCTCCGCCTGGGGCTACGGACGACGACATCAGTGTCTTGTCATCTAGCTATGAGTACTACAAGTCTTGGACGACTCTGGAGCCGGATCGTCTCTCTATCTATGGTGAGATGGACGAGATGATGACGTATTGCCTAGCTAGTTCCGCCATGGATGCCTATGTTGAAGACGCGGTGCAGCCCGATTTCAAGTCTGGCAGGGCTGTGATGTTCCAGTCGGTGAATCCCGAGGTGAAGAAACACCTGGAGCAGTTGGCAGAGAACCTAGAGCTAGAAGATAGGGTATATGGAGATTTGTGGCACTTGGGGAAGTACGGCGACTACTTTAACCTGTTGCTCATTGACGAGGAGAAGGGTGTGTTTGACGCCTGTCCTCTGGAGCCTAGGATCGTGTGGAGGCACGAGGACAGCCGGAGGGTGTTGCGGGGGTTCTCGGTGGGTGACGCTTCCGAAAACTCGACAGACACTAAGCTAGACATCCCTAAGTACAAGCCGTGGGATGTGATCCATTGGCGGCTCAGATCTCGGCGTATACAGGATCCCTACGGATCCCCGTTTTTCTTCCACGCACGGCAGATCTACAAGATGCTCAAGTTGATGGAAGAGCAGATGGTAGTTTATCGCATGAACATGCACCCGGATCGCCTGGTATTTAAGGTGTTCACGGGAAACGCCGGACCTGAGGAGCGGCGGAGGGTAGTGCGCCAATGGCGGCGTGAGATGGAGCACAATACCATGATTGATCGCTCAACCGGTATGATGCGATCAGAGTTTGCTCCTTGGATGATCAACAACAACGTTTACTGGCCTGTAGGTTCTGGGGATGCTACCAGCGGGGTTGACAAGCTATCCGGGTCCGCTAACGCAGGAGACTGTCTAGACGTAGAGTACATGCGGTTGATGTTCTTCGCCGCAGTGCGGGTGCCTAAAGCCTACATGGGATTGGAAGACTCACAGGGTTACCGTGGAAGCGAAACACTATCTGGGCAAAGCGTGAAGTTTGCTAGAGGTGTTAAGCGTCTGCAGAAGCATTACCTGCAAGGACTCATGCGCCTTGCTAAGATTCACCTAGCTGTAAGGGGCGTGGACTACAGAGAGCCGTCTAACGCATTTGCCGTTTCTATGTCGCCTACATCCTATCTGGACGAGGCGCAGCGGGCGGAGCTGTATGCAAAGAGATTTGAGGCCCTCAACGTCATGTTAGACATCGGAGCGAAAATGGCGGGGGAGCTGGGGTTGAATCGCCCGGCTTGGGCGGAGTACGTCCTTAAGGAGTTCGGCGGTTTCGATGACGAGACTATCATGAAGTTCCTCGCCCCGTCGGCCAGTACCCCAGACATCA